AAAGAGTTAAAAAATAAAAATAATAAAATATTGACCATTAGGTTTAAAACACATAAAAGTGTCGATATTCCAAAAAATATTTTATTGTTTATACAAGAAATATCAAAAAAAGACAAAAAGTTTGTAAAAACCTTGATTTCTTCTGAAACTAACTTTTTATTTTTTTTGTCTAATTTAATAAAAAAATAAATAAAATATGGAGAATATGAAATGAATAAATTAAACGAAGCAGTAATTAAATTAATCAACGAAGATGTTGTAAATAGCAAAAAAATTATCGAACAAGAATTATATGTTCGACTTGGACAAATGCTTGAAGAAAAATTAATGGAATATGCTCCATCAATTTTTACAGAAAAAGCTTTAAGTCCAAAACAAAAGAAAATTGCAAAACTGGCTGGAAATCCTAAAAAACTTGAAGGTGCAGATTTTGCAGATTTAAGAAACCAAAATGAATCTGTAGAAGATTCTGATGAATTATTATCAGAAGATTACTCAGAATTAATTGAAGAATTAAAGCAATTAGTTGAAGAAATTGAACAAGAAACAGGCTCAGAACTCACAGAAGGTGAAATTGAAGAGCTTGCAGAAATTTTGTTTGAATCAAATGATCCAGGGGTAGATCCCGATGAAGAAGAAGACGAAGACATCGAAGAAGATTTTGACGAAGACGAAGAATAAACTAAAAAAAGGAAAAGTAAATGCTTCTAATAAAAGAAAGTCTAGATAGCGAATGCATGATTTCTGAGTCCGTAGAAGACGGAAAGAAATCATTGTTTATTGAAGGCATTTATATTCAGGGTGAATCTGTAAATAAAAATAACAGAAAATATCCAATTCAAACTTTACAAAGAGAAGTTTATAATTATAACCAAAATTATATTAAAGAAAATAGAGCTTTGGGTGAGTTAAACCACCCACCTTCAGCTGAAATTGATCTTAAAAATGTTTCACATAAAATCGTAAAACTTGAGCAATCTGGAAATGATTTTATAGGAAAAGCTAAAATTTTAACTTCAACCCCAATGGGAAATATTGCCGAATGTTTAATCAAAGAAGGTATTAAAATTGGGGTATCTACCAGAGGTGCTGGTTCTTTAAAGAATATGGGTAATTACAACGAGGTTCAACCTGATTATAAATTAATTGCAGTTGACATAGTATCAGATCCTTCGGCAAAAGATGCTTATGTTGTAGGCTTGAGAGAAGGTCGTGAGTGGGTATGGAACAGCGGATTATTAAGTGAAGAAAAGCTAGAAAATCAAAGAAAACAGCTTTCTAAGGCTTCATCAAGAAAATTAGAAGAAACAGCCTTAAAATTATATTCAAATTTTTTAAGATCCCTGTAACAGTCAAATTATTAATTTATCTAAATAATATTAGCAAAAATGGAGAATGATATGGATAACACAATGAAAAAGAAAAAGGCAACATTCGCAGCAAACGGAGCTGGCGCAATGGCTGCTAACGGAGTAGAACCACAAGATGCTGCTCCTATTTCAACACCACAAACAGCACAAAGAAATCAAATGTCATTAAGACCAGGTGGAGGCATTGGCAGCGGAACAGCTGACGCAATGGCCAAAATGGGTTTAATGCCAGAACAAAATTCAGAAGAAATGGAATCAGAAGACGAAGAGATGAAAGAAAATGCATCTCTTGATGTTTCTGATTTTGCTCATGCATTATTTGAAGGTGAAGACCTTTCAGATCAATTTAAAGCAAAATGCATTGCTATTTTTGAAGCAGCCGTAAATGAAAAAGTTGCTCTAATTGAAGATGCTATGCTTGAAGCTTCAAAGAGAATTATAGAAGAACAAGTTGCAAATTCAGTTCAAACAATCACAGAAGGTGTAGACAAGTATCTAACCTATGTTTGTGAAGAATGGATGACTGAAAACAAGCTTGCTGTTGAGTCTGGTATGAAGGCCGAGATTGTTGAAAACTTCATCTATGGTCTAAGAGAACTCTTTGAAAATAGCTTCATCGATGTTCCAGACGAAAAATATAATGTCGTAGACGAACTCTTCGAAGCAAACAGCGAACTTGAATCCAAGCTAAATGCTCAAATCAATGAAAATCTTGAACTCAAGAACACATTGATTGCACATCAATGTGCAGAAGCTTTCGTAGAAGCAACCTCCGGTCTTGCTGATACAGAAATTGAAAAACTAGCATCTTTAGCTGAAGGAATTGAATTTGATTCCGTTGAACAATACAAGGAAAAAATCAATGTTCTTCGTGAATCATACTTCAATGGAACAGCTCAAGAAACAACACAACCATCATACACAGACATGATTTCAGAGAATGTTTCACCCAGACAACCCTCAGTAGATTCTGGTGAAATGGATACTTATGTTCGTATGATTTCGGAACAACTTCGTTTAACTAACCACAAGGCAAAATAATAAAAATTATAAATAAAAATTAGGAGAAATAAAATGGATTTTAATCAAACAACACCTTACGACATGCTTTCAGAAAAATGGTCACAAGTAATTGACCACCCAGATCTTCCAAAGATCGATGACATTCACCGCAGAAGAGTAACATCAGTTCTTCTTGAAAACCAAAAGAGAGCTTTACGCGAACAATCAATGTTGTTCGAAGCTCCATCAAATGCAATGCAAGGAAATTTTGCTGTAACACAAGTTGGAACAGCAAACTCTGCTCTAGCTGGTTATGATCCAATTCTAATCAGCCTTGTTCGTAGAGCAATGCCAAATGTTGTTGCATACGACATTGCTGCTGTTCAACCAATGACAGCTCCAACAGGACTTATCTTTGCAATGCGCGCTCGTTACGATAGTCAAACTGGCCCAGAAGCCATGTTTGATGAACCAGTTGCATCATTTGCTGGTGCTTCTGGTGTTTCTGGTGGTGTTGGTGCTACTGGTTATACTTACACAAACCCAGTTGCAGGAGCTACAGCCTGGACTACTGGTTCAAATAGAACAAATCAATTTAGCAAATTCCGTGGTTTCTTGACTGGTGATGCAGAAAATCTTTCTTCTGCTTCATCACAATTTTTATCTGCTAGTGGTATTGCAACAGGTTTCCGTGAAATGGCATTCAGCATCGAAAGAGTTGCTGTAGAAGCTCGTACACGCGCCCTCAAGGCAGAATACACAACAGAACTTGCTCAAGATCTCAAGGCTGTACACGGTCTAGATGCTGAATCAGAACTTGCAAACATTCTTTCAGTTGAAATTCTAAATGAAATCAACAGAGAAATTATTCGTGCAGTTTATGCATCAGCAAAAGCAGGATCTCAACAAATTGATCTTGCTACAGCAGCAAATTACGATCTTGTTAACGACTCAGACGGTCGTTGGTCAGCAGAACGCTTCCGTGGACTTATGTTCCAAATTGAACGCGAAGCAAATGTTATCGCCAAGGAAACTCGTAGAGGAAAGGGTAACTTCATTCTTTGCAGCGCAGATGTTGCTTCTGCTCTTGCAATGGGTGGATTCCTAAATCTCTCACCAGCACTCAATGTTCAAATGAATGCTGATGATACTGGAAATGTCTTTGCTGGTGTTCTAAACGGCAAGTACAAAGTCTTTATTGATCCATTCGTTCCAGCTGGAGCTGACTTCTTCTGTGTTGGATATAAGGGAGCTTCACCATACGATGCTGGTATCTTCTACTGCCCATATGTTCCTCTACAAATGGTAAGAGCAGTCGGTGAAAATACCTTCCAACCAAAGATCGGCTTCAAGACCAGATATGGTTTAGTTGCAAACCCATTCGCCCCAGGCCGTGAAACTGGAACTGTTGGTGAAGGACTTGGTGATGGAAAGAATGCTTACTACCGCTTAACTCGCGTTACAAGCCTACATGGAAATGATGCAGTTTAACAAAAACTGATATCTGACTAAAGCAAGGGGTTGGTGAAAGCCAACCCCTTGTTATTTTATAAATAGTATTATGGGCTATAATAATATACCTGATTCAGTAAAACAATATTTGCCTGGTGATTTCCAGACAAATTCTAGTTTTCAACCAGAAAAAACAAATTTTTTAACAAATAATAAATTTATTTTTATATTAAATAGATGTCCAAATATAGCTTATTTTTGTCAAAGAGCAAATATACCATCAGTGACACATGGTGTCTCTATTCAAAATAATCCAATGGCGGTTCAGATTCAAAGGCCCGGAACATCTGTAAATTTAGAAGATTTACAAATAGGATTTGCAGTTGATGAACAGTTAAAAAATTGGATTGAAATCTTCACTTGGATTAAAGATATAACTGTTTATGGAACCTATATTGAACTATTAAAAGAAAATCAAAAAGTATCAGATGCTTCTCTTCTTGTTTTAAATAGTGCTTATAGACCAATATTAAATTTTAAATTTTATGATGTATTTCCAAATTTTTTAAGTGGATTAGATTTTGATACCACATTGCCAGATACTGACAATATCATTGCATCAGTAAATTTTTCGTATAATTACTTTGATGTTGAAACATTAACTTGATATAATCAATATTATGAATTTAAGTGAAATTAAAAAACTAGTAGAACAAGATCTTCAAATTGATGAAACTGAATTAGGGAAAGAATGTCTTCGTTCTCCCCAATTGCATAACAAATATCTTTGTATTCTTATAGAAGAAAAAAATAATTTGTTATCAATGGAATCTGTCTTAAAGAAAGTTGAAAAAGACAAGTGGTTGTACTATACAGGAAAAATGAGTGAAGAAGAATTAAAAGAAAAAAATTGGGAACCTTTTGATCTTGCGATCATAAAGCAAGATGTAGATCGATTCATAGAAGCAGATAAGCAATATTCAGATATGGTTTTAAAGTATAGTCAACAAAAAGAAAAGGTAAATTACCTTGAAAATGTTGTTAAAATTATGTCAAATAGAGCTTGGAATATAAAATCAGCTATTGAATGGATTAAATTTACTCAAGGCATAGTATGATTGAAGTAGAAAAAATAAATGAAAGTTATTTAAAAATACATTGCACAGATGATATTGCTAGAGAACTTTCATCTTTTTTTACTTTTAAAGTTCCAAATCACGAATACACACCAGCATACAGAATGAAAAAATGGGATGGAAAAATTAGATTATTTAATCTAGCTTCTAGAACAATATATGCTGGATTAATTGATTATATCGAAAAATTTTTAAAAGATAGAAACTATGAATATAGTGTAAAAAATATTCATACTGAAAATAAATCAGAAGATTATATTAAAGAGTGGATATCAAAACAAAAAATATATTCAAATAAAAAACAATTAACTCCACATGATTATCAAATAGATGCTGTAATTAAATCATTAAAATCAGAAAGAATACTTTTATTATCTCCTACCGGAAGTGGTAAGTCGTTAATTATTTACCTAATTTTAAGATATTTGTTAGAACATTATGATAAAAAATATTTAATTGTTGTACCAACTACTGGATTAGTAACAC